TCTAATATAACATCAGAGCCAAATCTTTGTCTATTTCCCAGATCAGCACCACTTACTACAGGTTGTCCAAACATTTGAAACCTTAAACCAAGCTGCATTTCTGTCATTGTTATATTTATATGCTCATTAGCACCACATATATCATTTGCTCCCTCAACAAAAAATGAATCACATTGATGTTCTCTGTGAGTAAAAGCAAAAGGTAAACAACCATAACTATGATCTTGTTGTTCTAAAATTTCTCCATTTTCATCAAATATAATATATTCTTTATCATTCCAATGTATATATTGCAATTTATCTGAATTTCTAGTATCATCCACATAATTCATTAAAGGGTAAGATATTGAAGCTGGTTTGAAAGGATCGTTTTCAAAAAAAGCATGAAAATAATAAATAGGCTGATAATCAAAATGAGGCATCTCATCATCTATAAACATTACTCTTACTGCTATTGTACCTATTAATCTAGTCATTCTTTCTATATGTTTCATTTTAGCATCTTTTAACACAGAAAGATTTTTGTATTTTTTATTTACATTCCTATCAGCACCTACTGTATATACTCTTGACATTTTATTTATAAATTTTTTGGTAATATTTGCTTCATATGGAGGAACTTCTCTAAATGCCTCTAAATCAAACTTTGAAGCTATATAATTAGCAGTATCATTACCATTATAATAATCTAATAATTTATTAACATAATTTTCTCTTTGATTATGATTATAAACTTTTAAGTTTTTTAAACTTTCTTGTATTATATCTGTTTCTTCGTATATCATCTGTTCCTCACTTTAATTTCTCTATTTTTTATTGGGAAGTGATTTATAAAGAAATATCTTAATTGATCACACCCATGATCATGATAACCATCTTTTAATGGCTCTGGTTTTAATTCTTTTCCATCTACAGCTTCAGGGTATCTATAACTCTCTAAATCTTCTGCCATACCTATACAATTATTGTTTAAATGTAAATATCTTTCACCATTAGCATTTTCTATAAAGCTTCTTACATGATTTATACCTGCTGATATACTTCTTGATGCTTTATCTGTTATAGAATTTACGATTAAACCTTTGCTTCTAAAAACTTCTATATCTCCTATACCTGACTGACTTGATGCCTGTAATCCTGCTGGATCACCATAATACTTTACAACACTATAAGGTTTTGATTTTATAATATCTACTAATTCATCTGTTTTAATATTTGTTTTATGAGCAACCTCATCTATCATATTTATATGCCATTCTCCATTTACTCTATGGGTTTGATACCATCCCACAGATGGCATACGATAACCAAAATCAATACTACAAAAAACAGGAAGGCGAGGATTGTAAGGATAATACCCAACATCAATGTTTCTATCAAATGGATAAACCCTACCTTCAAAACTTGTAAACTGTGCACCATACTCCTGATCATAAAGCTCTTTAGACATATTCCTTTTTCTTTCAACAAGGAATTGGTCTGTTTTACCTGTAGGAAAAGCATATTGATTATCCCAAGATGGTGCTTGGTGCGACTCCCATAATTCATCACTTTTACCTAATAAATATAAATCATATAACCAATTAAAACCTTCAGGTGTAGATATAAATATACCTTTACCTTTTCTATCTGATAATGTGGGAGATAAATACATATCCCAAATTCTAGGTCTAACTTTAGCTGCTTCGTCTATTATTAACAGGTCTAAACCTTCACCTACCAAAGAATCTGGATTGTCTGCTGATTTAGCTTCTACAGTAGTACCCCATTTAAATTTAATATATCTTTCTTTTTCTGAAGCCCTGATAATGTCTTGTGGTCTACCTTTAACCATCTTTTCCCAAACTTCCCTAAACATTAAATCGGCTTTATCATAAGAAAGTCCAACTAACCAAATTCTTTTGTCAGGTTGGGAAGCAAAGAAGGTCGCCTCCATAGCACTCGCAGTCGTTTTTCCAAATCGCCTCCCACACACCATGACAAAAAACCTTGCAGACTCTTTTGTAGGAAAGTGCAATTTTCTTTGACCTTCGTGAGGTTTATAACCTAAATAATCGAACCATTTTTGTTTATAATTATTTAAATCTTGCATAATTCCACCTTTATAAGTTAAGTTACAATGTATGGAAAAAGCAAGATATAGTATTTTGAATAAACAAATATACAACATATAGGAGGGCAGTATGTCCGAAGAAAAAATAGTATCTAATGAAGCAGTAGTGGATAATGGTACAGAGAATGTAGATCAGGAATCAGCTCAATCTGAATACATAGCAGAAAGCAAGAAGTACAGAAAAAGAGCTCAAGAAGCTGAATCTCAGTTAGCAGAACTAAATAAAAAGTTAGAATCTCAAGAAAATGCTAAATTAAAAGAAAAGGAAGAATTTAAAACATTAGCTGAAAAATTTGAAGCTGAAGTTGGTAATCTTAGTCCTTATAAGGACAAATATGAAGCATTAGTTGAGCAAAGAAAAACTTCTCTATTAGAAAAGCTACCTGAAGATAAGCGAGAACAATTTATAAACAAAGACTTAGATGTATTAGAGTTTATGGTATCTGAACTATCTCCTAAAACTTCTGTTGAGCCTCAAGCTCGTGGGACAGTTAAAACTAATAATAAAAAAGTTCAAAACTGGACTAAATTAGACAGTAAAGAAAAAGCAAAAAATTGGGCAGATATTATAAAGTCATATACTAAAAAATAAACCCTACTAGAAGGTCGTTTGACAGTTGATAGAGGGTTAGAATGGAGTAAAATTAAATGGCTTACGTTAACACAAGTGTTGGTAGTGCTAATACTGATTTAGACGATTTTGTCCCTCAGCTTTGGTCAGAGGGAATTAATAATTACATAGAAGAACAATTCGTTCTAGCAAACATAGTAGACACATCTTTATCTTCGTTGGTTAAACAACGTGGTGATGTTGTTCATATTCCTTTAATGACAGAAAAATCTGCAACAGCAACAACTCCTGCTGATTTCTCTGCAATTACTGATAACCTTACATATCATTCTAACAATGATGATGAAAAAACTATTACAGTAGATAAATTGTACTATTCTGCACAAATTATTTCTGATATAGCAAATGTTCAAGCATCACCTGAATTTTTTGATATGTATGTTAAAGGTATGGGGTATTCTATTGGTAGAAAAGTTGAAGCATTAATTGCTGATGATATTACTGGCTTAACTGTAGGTAATACTGTTCAGTTAGATTTAAGTGCTAATAATACTTTTGCTGCTGCTGATATGGGTGCTGTGCTAAAAACAATGGCACAAAATAACTTTGATCCAACTGCTGGTTGGGCAATGGTTGTTAGTCCAACTTTATATGGTTCAATGATGCAAATCACAAACTTTACATCTGCTGACTTTTCAGGATCTGGTGGACTTTCAGTTAAAGGTGGTAGAGGTTTAGTTGGAACATTAGCAGGTATGCCTGTTTACGTTTCTAATCGTATGAAAGAAACTACAACTAATAACCATATTGCTGGTGCTATTTTCCAGCCTCAAAATGCTAAATTACTTTATCAGATTGAGCCTAAAGTAGTATCAGAATACTCTGTTGATTTCTTAGGAACAAAAGTTGCAGCTTATACAGCTTGTGGTTTTGATTTCGTGAAAGATGGAGAAATAATCACATTAACTAACTTAGGTTAATACTGATATATAAATAATGTAAAGGGGAGCTTAATAACTCCCCTTTATTAAAAATTGGAGAATTATGGCAAAATATAAATCAAAAGCAACTTGTGTAGGATCAATACCTTTTTGGGCAAGTGATTTAATAGGAATAGATAATTTTAATAAATTAAATGCTGGAGAAGATGTAACTATTTCAGAACCTCAGCCACAAGTATTAGAGTGGATAGAAGTCGTTGAAGTAGAAGAATCTGAAGAGTCTGGAGAATAATGTCTTTAATAGATAGTATAAAACAACACGAAGGTTATGTAGGTGTAGTGTATAAAGATAGTCTTGGTATAGATACTATAGGTTATGGTTTTGCAATTAAAGATTTAGAATTAGATAGGGATATATGCGATATTATCCTCGAAAGAAAACTTAATGAATTAGAAGATAGGGTTAGGCTTAAATTTGGATGGTTTCCTTATATGCCTAAAGAAATACAAGATGTAGTTATGGAAATGTGTTACCAATTGGGAGTAACAGGAGTTTCTAAATTCGTTAAGACTTTAACTTATTTAAAAGATAAAGATTTCAAAAGTGCTTCTGTAGAGATGTTAGATAGCAAATGGGCTAAACAAACACCTAATAGAGCCAAAGAATTAAGTAATAGAGTACGAAAGGTACATTAATGGATAAAGGTGTTGTTAAAAGAGTCATCGTAACTCCAGACAAACACTTTCCATTACATGATCAACCTGCTATAAACTGTCTTAAAAAAACTATAGAAATAGTTAAGCCAGATGCATATGTTGATATAGGTGATGTGGGAGAGTGGCATGCATTTAGTGCTTGGAGATTTAAAAGAAAAAAAGCACCACCCTTAGAATACCTTATAAAAGATTTCGAAAAAGACGTAAAAGATGTAAATGCTGGCATGGATCAGATTGATGAATCGCTTGATAAGGCGAATTGTCACGAGAGATATATTACAGAAGGTAACCACGATAACTGGTTAAACTTTGCTGTAGAAAAATATCCTTACATACCTCAGTATAAATTTGCTAATGCAGTTAATTTACAAAGCAGAGGATATAAATATATTCCCTTTGGAAAACACTTAAAATTAGGTAAATTATACTTATATCATGGACATTTATATGGAGGTCAATACCATACAGCTAACCATTTAAGAAAGCTTGGTTGCAATATTATGTATGGACATTGGCATGATCTCCAACAGATGTCTGTTACCCATAAAGATGGTCCTAAATCTGCATGGAGTATCGGATGTCTTAAAGATATGAAAGATGAAGCAAATTCTTGGCTTGGTGGTAGACCTATCAATTGGGCACATGGATTTGCAATAGTAGATTTTTTTAAAGGTGGACTATTTACAGTTCACATTATACAGATAATAAATGGCAAAACTTCGTTGTGGGGTGAGTTGATAGATGGGAATAGAAAATGCTAGTGCAGAAATTGATTATTAAGGCAGTAGCCTCCCTAATCAGGAAGCAATTCAAATTAGATAAAATCCTAAAATATGTCGAAGAACCCAATGAGTTAGACGAAGAAGTTAAGCAACTTAAAAATAGAGTTGATATGTTAGAAATTATTTTAAAAAAGGAGAAATAATATGTTAGATTTTTTATCAAACAATGCAGGATTATTATTAGGTGGTACAGGTGGTGGAGTAGTTTTATATGTACTAAAAAAAATCCCAAACGAAGAAATTTGTGCTTGGGTTGAAGGTATTTGTTTTACAGCAGGAAGATTTATGACATTAGGATTAGCACAATGGAAATTTACTAAAGATATATGGAATAAGACTGTAGAACCTTATTTTATTGATTTGGTAGATAACTTTGTAGGTGGTGCTTTAAGAGGATTTATAAGAGGGTTAAGAGTAGATAAATAATGTCAAACAGGAAAGAAAACTATCAAAATGATAATGTTAAAAAACATATTAATCCAATTACTTTGGGTGATGGTGGTCCTCTTTCTAATGATTTACAACCTTTAAAAGTTGGTGGTGAGGCATCTCCAATAGAGGTGTCCACTTCTTTACCTGATAACAGCGATAATGGAAAAGTTGTTATTAAAGGTGATTTAGAAGTTACAGGAACTACTAAAGGTATTGATACAGACACAGATACAAATACTACTTATACTGTAAGCACAGTAGATCATGCAAGTTCTGCATCTAAAAAACATATAAGACTAACAGGCTCAGATTCAAGTACAGATGATGTAACATTAGTGGCTGGAACAGGTATTACTTTAGCACAAAGTTCAGATGAAATTACTATTACAAATAGTGTAACTGATACAGATACTGTATTAACTACAGAACAAGTGCAAGATATTGTAGGAGCTATGGTTAGTGGTAACACAGAAACTAATATAGCAGTAACTTATGATGATACAGCAGGTAAGATAGATTTTGCATCTACTGATACAAATACACAATTAGATAAAGCAGGAGTAGAATCATTAGGTATACAAACAGTAGGCACAATTACAACAGGTACATGGAATGGTACTGCAATAGCAAGTGCTTATTTAGATAGTGATACTGCACATTTATCAGGCACTCAAACATTTACTGGTGAAAAAACATTTAATGCAGATGTTAATTTTAATGCTACTAAAAATATTTATTTTGATGGATCTGGTGGACAGAATGTTTATATAAATGCTGCTAATTCATCTACTTT